ACTGTTGATGGTGGTACAGATATAACGGGCATCGATTTGTATCAAGGTAAAGTAGTACAACTGGGAAATAACACAGTTGTTTTTAATTTACCTGAAATCATTACTACAGCAACTTCTGCAGTAGCAGGTGCTAACGATCCAAACTCTGGAAATAGAGTTGGATTGATGTATACGTTTCTGTTAACAGCAAATCTATCGGGCGAAACTTTTACTTTGAATGCAGGAACTGCAGCAGGTAGAAGTACAGCTGATGTATTTCAAGGAACAGCATCGTATGTTGATACTGGAGATAATTCTATGGAAGGATTTAATGCGGCAGGAGCTGATACTTTAACTTTGGACGGTAGTACACGAGGTGGACTAGGTGGTTCAATAGTTTATTGTAGAGCGGCTGCGAATGGCATTTGGCTTATCGACTGCTCTTTAAATGGTAGCGGTACAATGGTTACCCCTTGGAGTTAATAGATAAATAAATTTTGTGAGCTCCTTCGGGAGCTTACAATTAAGGAGATAAAATTATGGCAAACGTATCGAACGTAAAATCGAAACAATTTGTACAAGGGGCTCATACCTCTAAGGTATCGGCTTCCGGTACAGCTACTTCATTAGCAATAGATGATGGTGGCCCATGGATAAATGCTCAAACAGTAACGTTAACTTCTTCCGCTGATAACAGTGGAGAAACTTTTGTGGTTGTAGGAACAGATGAAAATGGTGCTGCTCAAACAGCTGCAGCAACAGCTGGTCCTGATACTACTACAAAAAGTATGCCGGATAGTTGGCTTAGTGTTACAAGCATTACTGCTTCAGGAGCTATCACTACTGATATCTCAGCAGGCGTGACAGGTGGAGCAACTACAGGAACTCTTTTTGCTGGAAGAACTAGAGTAAGAGGAATGGCTGGAAACGGAGCTGCTGCAGGTCATTTAAATTTTAAAAATTCATCTACTACTGGCACAACTCTGCATGTTGAATATACTAGAGATGCTTTGATAGATCCCTACATTCCAGATAATGGAATATTATTTGATAGTGGGTGCTATGTACAAGGTACAGCAGGCGCAGTCGTAGGAATAAGTATATTCTATGACGGGTAGGGTTAGATGGCTAACACTACTTCTCAATCTTATAATTTCGATAAAACTCTTCCGATTGATGAAATTGTAGAAGAATCTTACGAACGTATCGGAATTATGAATGTTTCCGGTTATCAGTTAAAAACAGCAAAACGATCTTTAAATATTATATTTTCTGAATGGGGCAACAGAGGGCTTCATTATTGGGAAGTAGCTAATCAAGGCTTTACTTTAGTAAATGGAACGAATGTCTATACTACTTATAGGTCTCCTCAAGATGGAGCGTCTCAAGGATTAACAACAACTTTATCTGCAGGAATTAATGCGATTGTTACAGATATTCCTTTAACAGAAGTTAAAGATATGCCTGGTGCTAATGAAGGAGGAGGAACAATTACTATTAACTCTGAAACAATGAGATACACAGGAAAATCTGCAGCAACAGGAGCGGCGAATCTTACTGGAGCTATTCGTGGATCTAATGGAACAACAGCTGCTATTCATTCAAGTGCAGATGCAGTTACTCAACATGCGACTGGAATGGATGATATTTTAGAAGTTAATTATAGAATTACTTCTACTAGTGTTGATTCTCCAATGACAGAAGTTAGTCGATCCCAGTATCAAGGCTATTCTAACAAGACAGCAACAGGAACTCCTACTTCTTTTTTTGTTCAAAGATTTATTGATCGAACAACTTTAACTTTATACCTAACTCCTGGTGCAGCAGAAGATGGAAACAAATTAAATTTATATTACGCAAGAAGAATTCAAGACACAGGAGCTTATACTAACGCAACAAATGTCCCTTACAGATTTGTGCCTTGTATGACAGCAGGATTAGCATTTTATTTATCTCAAAAAAATGCTCCTCAAAGATCACAAGAATTAAAACTTTTTTACGAGGATGAATTAGCTAGGGCAGTGCAGGAGGACGCGGATATTACTAGTACTTATATTGTACCTAAAGTATATTATCCTAATGCTTAATTATGACTACTTTTGCTTCAGGTAAACATGCACTTGCTATTTCAGATAGATCTGGACTAGCTTTTCCTTATTTAGAAATGGTAAGGGAATGGAATGGAGCCTGGGTTCATTTTTCAGAATTTGAACCTAAACAGCCACAGTTAGATCCAAAACCTACGAGTGCTGATCCACAAGCTTTACAAAGAGCAAGACCTGCTCGAACCGAATTTGCAACCGAAGATTTTTTACCTAATGATCCTTTTTCTACAGCGGCTACAACAACTTTAACTTTTAGTTTTCCTTATGGTGGACTCTTAGTTGATGATCAAGTTAGATTTACTTCAGTGAAATCTGCGGTAGGAGGAGTATCTATCACAGCTTTAGAATTAAATACTACTTTAAATGGAGATATTACATCCACAGCGACAAGTATTGTAATGAACGACTCGTCATCTTTTCCAAGTGCCGGATATATTGTTATTAGAAAAGTTTTAACATCCGATGATACTACTGATCCATTATTGGTAGGAAGATTTGCTAATGAAACTATTCAATATACAGGTAATTCAACAAATACTTTAACAGGTTGTACAAGAGGAACGGCTGCTCCTTATAGAGGATTTACTCCTATTTCTACTACAGCTAGTACTCATAGCAGCGGAGCTGAGGTTTTTGGATCTCATAAAATTGTTACAAGAGTTCCTACCACAGTTAAACAAGCTGGTGTACCATCTACAGTAACTGAATATAACAGCTTTACATTGACTCTACCCTCTGCTGCCTCTACAACAGAGACAGGAGGTGGAATTAATTGTGTTATAGGACCAGTTAATCAAAGGAGAGGATAATGATTAAATATTTAAAAAAATTATGGAAAAAATTATTTGGACAAGCTTCTACTACACTCCCAGAAAATGTAGGAGAAAAAATAGTAGAACTTACTCCAGTAGTTGAATCAAAACCTATACATTGTGCTACACACACTAGATTTAAAAAAAGTTGTCCAGGATGTTTAGCCGCAGTAGGGGTTAAATAATGGCTGGATATACACTCTCAGCATTAGAATCTGACATTAGAAGTTATACTGAAGTAGATTCAACTGTATTAACTGGTGCTGTTCTAAGCAGATTTATAGAAAATGCAGAGTTTAGAATTTTTTATGATGTTCCTATTGATGCTTATAGATATACTAGCGAAGGAAACTTAGCTATTGATGATAATACAATAAATGTCCCTGGATTAGGAACTAAAGGAAATACGGGAACAGTATTTGTGCGTGGTTTAAAAGTGTTTAATAGTACTTCAGCTAGTACTGGACCTGGTGAATGGTTGATTAAAAAGGACCAAACTTATTTGACTGAGTATGTGGATAGAGAAACAGGTCCTTCAGGAGGTCAAACAGGACAGGATGTTACAGGATTTCCTAAATATTATGCGATGTTTGGAGGAGCCACAGCAGTTTCAGATACGACTTCAGGAGGTCTTTATGTAGCCCCTACGCCAGATGCTAGTTATATGTTTAGAATATATTACGATATGGTACCTAAGAGTTTAGTGAGTAAAACATCGGGAACTTATATTAGTCAGTACTTTCCACAGGGCTTATTATATGCTACATTAGTGGAGGCTTTTGGATTTTTAAAAGGCCCAATGGATATGTTGACATTATACGAGAATAAATATAAACAAGAAGTACAAAAGTTTGCAGGGGTGCAAATTGGTAGACGAAGAAGAGACGATTATACTGACGGCACCGTTAGAATACCAGTCAACTCGCCGTCACCGTAAACTAGGAGAAAATTATGGGAATAACATCATCATTAGTAAATACTTTTAAAACTGAACTGTTGAGAGGCAGACACAATTTCGATACTTCAGGAGCAACACCTGCAGGAAGTGTTTTTAAAATAGCTCTTTATACAAATTCAACAACTATCGACACAACTACAGCTGCTTATGGTGGCCCGACTAATGAAGTCG